GAATAATTCTGAGTCTGCGCGTATGACTTGGGCGCGGGAATCTGTTGGTGGTGCTGATTGGCAGCAGTCGCAGAATGAAGCGAAGATGGCTGTCCAGTCGGCAGCAAATAAGATGGGTGCGACTCTTAGCCCTGATGAATTGACTGCTCTTACTCGCCGTTATTTGTATGAGGGTTGGGATGATCCTGCGCGTAGCGGGTTCTTGTTTCAGGCTTTGTCTGGCGAGATTTCGACGGTGAAAGATGAGCGTGGCGTTACCTCGATGATGGGTGAGGCTGGGCGGCTTCAGGATACGTTGAAAAATGTTGCGTCAGCGAATGGGTTGTCGTATACGGATAACTGGTATGAGTCTGCTGCGAAGTCTGTTGCGGCTGGTTTTTCGACGGCTGAGGATTGGGAGCGGGATATTCGTGAGCAAGCAGCGGGTTATTGGCCTGTGTATGGGGACAAGATTCGTCAGGGCATGAATATGTATGATCTTGCGTCGTCGTATATCAACACTATGGCGCAGGAGTTTGAGATTGATCCTAGCCAGATTAAGTTGGATGACCCATATATTCGTGGGGCTTTGACAAATATGGATGAGCAGGGGAATCCGACTGCGTTGAATTTGTGGGATTTCCAGAAGAAGTTGCGGAAGGACCCGCGTTGGCAGAATACGTCTAAGGCTCAGAACGAGATTACGTCTACGACTGGTGCGATTATGCAGATGTTCGGATTGATGGGTGGCTGACAATGGCTAGAGGCGGTAAAGGCAAAAAGAAAACTCCAGCAAATAATATTGGTGGGAATATTCTTAATAACCTTAGCGGGTTATTTGATGACCCTATTAAGGCATTGAATGAGGCTGGTGTCGGTACTCCTGGGTTTTCTCCTGGGGTTAGGCCAAATACGTATGAACCTCCGGCTGTCAATGTGACTGTTAATACTCCAGCGAATGATTCTGGTGCTGACGTAGCGACAATGTATGAGAATTGGGCGGCTGAACAGAAAGCCGCTAATGATGCTGCGGAGTTAGCCAAGCAGCAGAATATTAAAAATCAGACTGAGGTGATGAAGTCGATCCTTGAGGGATACGGCTTGATGTCGCTGTATAACACGGTGCTTGGGTTTATTCAGGAGGGGTTTGATGCTCCTGCTATTCAGACGTTGATTCGGACGACCCCTGAGTATAAGCGTAGGTTCCCCGCTATGGAGTCTTTGAACGCCAAAGGACGGTCTATTAGCGAGGCTGAGTACATTTCCTATGAGCAGACTGCTAGTGGCTTAGAACGCCGCTATGGGCTTCCTGAGGGTATGTTGATGAATAACCTTCAGACGCTGCTGGAGAACGAGGTTTCAGCGACTGAGTTGAATGAGCGGGTGATGTTGGCTTCGGCTGCTGCGATTGAGTCTCCTCAGGATATTAAAGACACTTTCCAGCAATACTATGGGATTGGTCAGGGAGGCATGACGGCTTATTTCCTTGACCCAGATATCGCTACACCACTACTGGAAAAGCAGTACGCCTCAGCCCAGATCGGTGCAGAAGCCGCACGACAAGGCATCGGAATCGACGTATACGGCGCACAGAACCTCCAAGGACTCGGGATTACCCAGGCCCAGGCCCGTCAGGGCTTCGGAGAAGTAGCGGCATCTCAGTCGCTGTCTGAGGGTCGCGGTGACGTAGCGACTCAGCAGGAAATGATTCAAGCCAAACTTGGTGGCGACGCTCAGGCTCAACAAAAGGTTGCTCGGGCAACGATGGGCAAACTAGCAGCGTTCCAAGGTGGCGGGGAGGCATTGCAGACACAGAAGGGTGCTGTCGGTTTGGGGAGTGCCGCGACACGCTAACGCTTGCAGCGCGTCACAGTCTCTGCTATACATTCTCCTAGTGCCTGATATTGGCCCTGCTGAAAAGTAGGTGCGCTGATCTCGGAGCCGTATCCAGCAAGGATTGGCCTCCTTGTCTGAGTAGAAATGGCTATCTGTAATCAACCATGTCTGTAACGTCACGTTACGGCATACAAACACACCTCCGTTGCGTTCTCCCGACGCAGCGTGTCTAGGAAAGGGAAGGGCTATGACCAATCAGTACGACGACGAGTTCGATATCGAAACTGACGATATTGACGAACCTGATGTTCAACCGGAACCAACCTCACCACGAGGACTCCGCAGAGCAGCAAGTAAGTCAAAGAAGTTGGAATCGGAACTTGCTCAGGCAAAGCGAGAACTGGCTTTCATCAAGGCTGGTATCAATCCTGACGACCCAAAGATGAAGTATTTTGTAAAGGGTTACGAGGGTGAGATGACCGCTGAGGCTGTCCGTGAGGCAGCAACGGAAGCCGGATTCATTATGACGGCGCAGGAGCAAGCACCAGACCCGCAACTTATGGCAGCGGGTGCGGCGCAAGATCGGGTTATCAGCGCAGCGGCTGGGTCCTCAATGGAGGACGCGACCGAAATGGCTGCTCTGGCTCGGATGGAAGCGGCGATGGACGAAGGCGGCGTTGAAGCGATGATGGACGTAGCCCGACAGTACGGCATCCCAATCGCAACCGAACAGTAAGGAAAAGAAACAATGCCAGCAGGCACGGGTACTCCAGGGTCGAACCAAAACGGTCCTGCAACCTCTCCCATGTACTCGCCAGGTGAAATTGTCACCGCAGCGGGTCCCCTCTCAATTAACGCTCCGGCTCCCGTCGTAGACATTACGCTCGGCAGCCAGTTCGTTACCAAGGCGTATGACCTCGCGGTCTACCCGGCACTCCGTCCCGAACTCATCTTCGATCAGTTCGCTACGGTTCGTGCATCGAACACCACTCACCGTGGCGGTTCCGTGCGGTTCTCGTTCGTGAACGACATCGCTGAGCAGACCACTCCGCTGCTTGAGAACATCGACGTTGATTCGGTGACTCTCTCCAGCAAGGCTCTCACCGTGTCCATGCGCGAATACGGCACGGCAGTCACCAACACCGCACTCATCCGTGGCACTTCGATGATCTCGCTTGACCCGATCATCGCAGAGCGCGTGGGCTACAACGCTGGCTTGTCCGTGGACACGCTCGCTCGTACCGCCCTCGATGCCACGACCATCACCTACGATGACGGTTCAACCGCCACCGTTGGTTCGGTGGGCGACGGTTCGGCTGACCTTGACGGCTCCATCCTCCGCGAGGGTGTTGCTCGCCTTCGTGCAGCCAATGTGCGTCCTCTCCGTGGCGGCAACTACGTCGCGGTCGTGTCGCCGTACCAGGCGCAGCAACTCATGTCCGATACGACGGACACGGGCTGGCGTTGGATGGTCGGCTACGCGGGTGGTCAGGGCACGGCTGGCAACAGCGTGTTCAATGGTGAGATCGGAACCTATGAAGGTGTCCGTATCGTCATCAACAACCACCTCACGGACCAGGGCAAGGGCTACCTGATGGGTGCTGAGGCTCTCGCCAAGGCGTACAGCACGGCGGCTGGCTTCGGCCCGAACCCCAAGACCGTGGTGTCTCCGGTGGTCGATAAGTTGCGTCGTTTCGCATCGGTCGGCTGGTATCACCTGGTCGGGTACTCGGTGTTCCGCGCTGAGGCTCTGCTTCACATCGAAACCAGCGACGCGCTGGCGTAGGCTAAGGGTGTCCCCCTCCCTCCCACTACGGGGGAGGGGGCATTCCCTTACCTGTAACGTCACGTTACGGAGGCATGATGGCTAAGTCCAAGATGCAAAAAGTGATGGGGGAGTTTAAGCGCGGCACTCTCCACAGCGGTTCTAAGAAGGGACCGCAAGTTAAGTCGCGGAAACAAGCGGTCGCTATTGCTATGAGTGAGCAGCGGCGTTCTCGGAGAGGTAAGAAGTAATGGCTCCACCAGTCCCTAAGAAGGTTGGAAAATCTGGCGGTACTACTAGGCCAGTCGCTAAGGGCGGTAAAACTCCTGCTCGTACTGATAAGTATGGGCGCAGCATTTCTGAGGCTGAATTCAAACGTCGTGAAGCGTATCGCTCAAAGATCGCTGGTCTTTCTAAAAAAGCGGCTGAGGCGGCGCGTGAAAAGGAAATGAAACGTCGCGCTACTTACCGGACTACTAAGGCTGTTTCGCAGTTTGGTAAGCGTGAGGCGACTAAGAAAGACGAGAACCTGAATGTGCCTAAGGGTATTAAGGTTTCTGCGTGGGAAAAGATGTCGGCTGGGGAGAAGAAATCTGCTCGTGCAGCATCGGTTAAGAAGTACGGCCCTGTTGTAAAGAAGGCTTCTGCTGGTCGTTCCCCGTCGCGTTCTTCTGCTTCTTCGCGTTCTTCTGTTCCGGCTCGTAAATCAGCGGCATCTGCGCCAGCATCTAAGCCAGCGTCTAAGCCAGCGGCTAAGCAACCATCGCCAGCAAAGCGTGGGTCAGCGGCAGCGGCTGGGTATGGAAAGAATGGTCGTACTCCGTCTAATCTGAGTAATCAGCCAGGTAAGGCGCGTGGTGTTGGTAAGACTCCTTCTCATTTGGGTAATCAGCCTGGTAGGAAAGTTCCTGGTCGTGCTCCGTCACATCTTGGTAATCAACCTGGGTCAAACAGATCTAATAGTCCTACTGCCGCTCAAAGCGCAATTGAAACAGTAGGCAAATGGATGGGCCAGGCTTACCAAGATTGGCAGAATAAGCCAGCAATTTCTCAGAAAGACATTGAACTGGAAAAGAAAAAAGCAAAAGCAAGGCAGGACCTACAAAAGCAAATGCAAAAAGGTGGCTACCGTTAATGGCTAAGACTCCTGCGTGGCAGCGGAAAGCAGGCAAGAACCCAAAAGGTGGCTTGAATGCTAAAGGTCGTGCGTCGGCTAAAGCCGCTGGCATGAACCTTAAACCTCCGGTGAAAAAAGCGGCAGCGAAGAAATCACCGAAGGCCGCTGCCCGTAGGAAGTCTTTTTGCGCTCGTATGTCTGGGATGAAGGCAAAGAATACTTCTGCTAAGACAGCGAATGACCCGAATAGTCGGATTAATAAGTCGTTGAGGGCGTGGGATTGCTGATGTCGTCGCTTGGTCAGACGTTTGTTACGAAGTCGTATGTGAAGAAGCCAGCGTCGCAGGGTAAGAAGGCGCGTGTGGTGAAGGCTGACTATGGGGATAGTGGCACGAACCGTGCGTATTCGATTACGGGCAAGAAGGCTGGCAAGCGGGTTGCGAGGAAGAAGTGACTGTCCAAAAGCAGTTGCTTGGTCGTGGCACTTACGGTCCTAGGGTTGATCTTGGTCCTGGGGTGTCTCCGCTGTGGTCGTTTATTTTGATGCCGCCAGCGCAGAACAGTCTCATCATCTATAACGATGGGTCTGTTGTGGAGGGGCAGTCGTTCGATCAGTTTCGTGAGATTGACCAACCTGATGTGTATATGTTCATTCTTGGTGGGACAGATTTTCGTTGCGATGAGGGGTCGTTTGAGTACGATGCTTTGACTGCGGCTGGCTATACTTGGCGCAATGTGTATACGGATAACGTGTACCCAGAGACTTACGATACAGAGTTGAATTAGGACGGATATGCCTGACCTTAATAATCTCCCGTTTCCTAATAAGACCCCTGGTGATGGTGCGCCAGCGGGTGATACGAACCTGATTATTGAAGCAATCAATACGCTTAATTCTGCTGTAGATAATATTCCGGCTGGCCCGACTGGGCCTGTGGGGGCTACGGGTCCGACTGGTCCGACTGGTGCTACGGGTGCGGCATCTACGGTGACTGGACCTACTGGTGCTAAGGGTGACGCTGGACCTATTGGTCCAACTGGGGCACAGGGACCTGTTGGGCCTACTGGTGCTACGGGTGCAGCGTCTAGTGTGACCGGCCCAACTGGAGCGACTGGTGCGACGGGTCCTATTGGGGATACTGGTCCTCAAGGTCCTACGGGAGCAACGGGTGATACTGGTGCTACGGGTCCAACTGGCCCGACTGGGGCACAAGGTCCGATTGGCCCTACGGGACCGACTGGTGCTGATTCGTTTGTGACTGGCCCGACTGGTCCACAGGGAGAGATCGGACCTACTGGGCCACAAGGTGATGCTGGACCAACAGGACCTATGGGTGATCTTGGACCTACAGGCCCAACGGGTCCGACTGGTGCTACTGGTACGACAGGTGACACGGGTCCGACTGGACCTACTGGCAATACGGGTCCTACCGGCCCAACTGGAGCGACTGGTGATACTGGACCTACTGGTCCTCAGGGAATACAGGGCGTTACAGGACCTACTGGACCTCAGGGACCCATTGGGCCTACTGGTTCTGATTCAACCGTTACAGGTCCAACTGGACCAACTGGGCCTACTGGAGCAGCAGGCTACATAGGTATGGACGGACCAACCGGACCTACTGGACCTACAGGGCCGACTGGACCACAAGGCATACAGGGACCAACAGGTCCCACGGGTCCTACGGGACCGACAGGTGCAGCGTCCACCGTTACCGGACCCACAGGTGCTACCGGAGCGACAGGCCCGACTGGTCCTGCTGGACAAGCAATGGGTGGCGGCAGCGACCATATTTTCTATGAGAACGGTCAGACGGTGACAACGGACTACACGCTGACAACGAATACGAACGCGGTTTCGGCTGGCCCAATCACTATCGCAAGCGGTGTGACGGTGACGATTCCGAGCGGTTCAACATGGGTGGTGGTGTAAATGCCTGTTCGTATTAATGGTGCAACGAGCGGTTATGTGGAGTTGGCTGCTCCTGCGGCTGCGGGGTCAACATCGTTGACGTTGCCGTTATCAAATTTCGGAAAATTGCTTCAGATTGTTCGAGCCTCGGATACGTCGCAACGATCAACAAGTAGCACAACTTATGCAGACATTACGGGTATGACTGTAACGATTACCCCTAAAGAATCAACGTCTGCAATTTTGATTATTGCAACGGGCTCTTTTGATGTTCGTAACGCAACGAACACTACGATGACGGCAGTCGTGCAAATGACGGATTCTGCTAACACGGCGGTTAGCGGTGCGGAGGCTGTTGGCCTTGGAACGGTTAACTTAAGCCGCACAAATACTGGCGTCTATCAAACATCCCTGTTCCTGATGGGTTATGCCACTCCTGGTTCTACTGCTGCGAAAACTTACAAGTTGCGGTGGAAGGTTGAGGACTCCAACGCAGCCGCGTTGCTCTACAACCAAATTACTACTGGTCAAATGTTTGCGATTGAGATTGCCGCATGATTCCTACGTTTTCTCCATCCACCATATTTGTGTCCAAGTTCTTAGGGGGTAGTCAATGGCTGTGACGATTAGTGGTTCTACTGGCCTGACTGGTGTTGCCGCGATTGACAATGTTTCGAGTACGGAACTTGGCTACCTTGACGGTGTTACGTCAGCGATACAGACACAACTAAATAACATTGGAAAATGGCAGTCATGGACGCCAACAATCACACAAGGTTCTGCTGTTTCAAGAACAATAGACCGTGCACAATATGTTCAAATAGGAAAAGTTGTTATTGCTGTTTGTTCGCTTGCTATCACCGGAGCAGGAACTGTTGGGCAAACAATAACGCTAAGTTTGCCGGTTAATGCTGTCGCCGGAGTAGGCGGTCTTGGATCGTTTAGATGGTTTGACGCTGGAAACACAAACTATGCTGGGACTTCTATAATCAGTGATACGACTACCGTGATTTTTACTATTAACGGTAATGGCAACTACTTGGGAGCAGATCAGACTCTTGCCAATAGTGATGTTTTTCAAATGAGTATTACGTATGAGGCGGGGTAACCATGAGCACTCTTAATCTTAACTATTTGAAGCACCCGTCGTCGTCTACGACGAATTTGACGTTGAATGATGACGGGTCCACCGTGATTACCCCGAGCGTGCAAACCACGGCGAGGAACAAGATCATCAACGGGTCTTTCGCGGTGGACCAGCGCAACGCTGGCGGGTCGCAAACGGTCACGGCTGGTGCGGCGTTGGCGTACACATGCGACCGCTGGTATGCGTACTGCACTGGTGCGAACGTGACGGGGCAGCGTATTGCTGGTAGCGCACCGTTCCAGTACTACTACAGGTTCACGGGTGCAGCGTCGAATACGGCGGTGGGTTTCGGTACTCGCTTGGAGGCTGCGGATACGTTTCATTTGGCGGGGCAGACTGCGACGTTGAGTGTGTATGCGGCGTCGTCGTCTATCACGACGCTTACTTGGACGGCGTATTACGCGAACACGACTGACTCGTTTGGGACGCTCGCGTCACCGACACGGACGCAGATCGCTACGGGCACGTTCACGATCAATTCGACGCTGGCGCGTAAGTCGGTGCAGATTAGTGTGCCGTCTGCTGCGACGACTGGCATCGAGGTCGTGTTCACGGTTGGTGCGCTGTTGGGTTCGCAGACGTTGACGTTCGCGGGTGTGCAACTTGAGGTTGGCCCTGTCGCTACCCCGTTTGAGTTTGAGCCGTTTGAGACAACGTTGCGGAAATGCCAGCGGTACTTTCGCACAATTACTGGATTTGCTGCTTCCGCTGTTGGTGCTAACCCATCCCTTGTTGACGCGCTGATTGAAACTGGTTCTATGCGTGCCGCAGACAAAGCGGTTGGTCAAACTGGCACTTTCTACGCTTTGGACCCGAGTTGGTCTGGTGGCGGGTCACAAAGTCCCGCGTCCATTTCCATTGTGGCAAACTTGCCGGGGTATGTACGCATACGTTTCAACAATTTCTCTGGTCTGACGGGATCAAAGTTTTATTGGATGTATGGTGCTACAACCGGATTAGAAGTAGTTACATTGAGTGCGGAGATGTAGCCATGTATTACACAATGACGTTTCCAGACTTGAATGACGGCATTGAACGAATCATGCTGGTGAACGCCGATGGGTCGTGCGTTTCGTTCATGAACGTTGAGGATAACAATGGCCCTGAACGTGCCGCTTATCTTGCGTGGGTCGCTGCTGGTAACACTCCCGAACC